TAAAAACTATAATGGAAACAATGAATTTATTAAAGATTCAATAAATTATTTTATGAATAATTATAAAATAACAAAAAAATTAATAATAGGTTATAACAATGATGAATTAGATATAAATATAGATATTAATACAAATAAAAATGTAGATAAAACTGCTGATAAAACAGCTGATAAAACTGCCGATAAAAATACCAATATACAATTATCATTTGATTCAAATTTTTTAAAAGATAATTTTAGCAAACAAAAAATTAATTTAATTGTTCATCAAAATTGTGAAGCATGTAAACAAAAAACATGTACCAAATTATTTAAAACCGATATTCAAATAAAATCAAAAGACATATACGTAAGTTATAATTTATTAAACTATCCAGCGGATCCAACTGATATAATGAATAACCCAATATTTACAGTTATATTATTAAATTATGTTGAATTTGATAATTATTTTTTAATAGAAAGAGAGGATATTTGTTCGCGTTATTATTCTAATTTACAACCTGTGTATAATACTATTGGAGAACTTAAAAACAATATAGTATATAATTATGAAGATACTAAAATAGAATTACCTAAATTATTAATTAAAATATTAGGTCTAAAAATTAAGGTAATTGATAAAACAGAATTATTATATGATAAAATTATGACTAACTATACTCATGATGGTATACGAATATTATTTCAATATTTATATATATATTTATCAAATTTAATAGAATATTGTGGTAATTTTAATTCTAAAGTATATAGATTACCAAATAGTGTAATTAAAAATATAAACAATGTTATACAAACATTTGAATTAAATATTAATATTAAAGATGAACTACATAAATTAAGATATTTAAATATGCATAATGGTGATGAAAAAGTATTAGTAAAAGAAATAACAACACCAAATAATATTCATTATGAAATTTATTAGTATGTTAAAATTAGATAAATTACAATATTTTGAATGAACAAAAATATTATAATTTATTAAAAAATTGATTAAATAAATTATTTAGATATTAGCTATATTTATTATATAATGAATAGTTTAATTAATAATAAAACTATGATAACACCTAGTAGAATTCATGAAGTAATTGATTTGATTTTTGATGAAAAATATGCGATGTATACATATCACTATAATTCGTATAATCAATTTATCAATGAAATTGCATTCAAAGAACTAGAGTCAAATTCAAATTTAATATTTGAAAATGTAACTAAAGATAAAATATATAAATATAAATTTAAATTTTCAAATATTCAGTTAAAACCACCTGTAGATGAAACATCTAATGATGATGAAATATTATTTCCAGAAGATGCTAGAATTAAATTTTTGACTTATTCATCTAGATTATTAGCAGATGTAAAACAAATACAAGAAAGTGTAGATGTTGAAACAAATGAAGTGATTGAAAAAGTATTATTTGAGGATAAAATGGTTACTATAGCAAAATTGCCAATTATGTTTAGATCAAATTATTGTTCAACAGTATTAAGAAAAGACAGAAGCAATACAGAATGCAATTATGATCCTGGATGTTATTTCATAATTAAGGGATCAGAAAAGGTAATTATGTCACAAGAAAGAATAATTGACAATAAAATTTTAGTATTTTCAAAAAAAGATAGTAATTTTGCAGATGGTATTATGTATTCTTGTCAAGTAAATTCAAAAAAAGTAGATGATTTGACAGCTAATCTTCAAATAATTTCAATCAAGATGAGAAAAGATAGTGCTTTATTATTATCAATGTCACAGATGCAAGAAATACCAATTTTTATTATTTTCAAAGCATTAGGAATAGTTTCAGATAAATCTATTATTTCATATATTGTATATGATGATGCAGATCAAGATATGATAAATATTATTAAATTTTCATTAACACATTATAAAGAGGAAAGTTGGAGAGATGATGCTGGTAATATAAATTATATTCGATCACAAGAGGATGCAATTAATTATTTAATTACAAAAATGAAAATAGTTGGCAAGCGTTTTTCGGAGATTAACGTAGAAATTAGAAATATGCAAAAGAGGGAATATTTATTAACAATATTGGAAAGGGATATATTGCCACATATGGGTAAAAATTTATTAAATAAAGGATATTACATTGGTCAAATGTGCAATAAATTATTAAATTGTTATTTAAAGCGTATTGAACAGGATGATCGTGATTCAATGATAAATAAAAGAATAGATACACCGGGGATATTACTTGGTCAATTATTTAGACAATATTATAAAAAGATGTTAAATGATTGTACAAAATATTTTAGAAAGCATAATAGTTCGGATGAAAATCCTATTAATATTATTTCTCAAATAAAGCATACTATTATTGAACAGGGATTAAATTCTGCATTAGCTACAGGAACATGGGGTAATTCTAAAAGAAAAGGTATTGCACAAATGTTACAAAGATCTACATTCTTACAACTTATATCATCATTAAGACGTGTTATTACGCCACAAGCTGATACTGCATCAAAAGTTGATAGAATGAGATTTGTGCATAATACGCAATATGGTTTTATAGATCCAATTGAAACACCAGAGCATGGACATACAGTAGGTACTGTTAAGAATTTATCAAATTCGGCAACAATTACAATTAATTCATCAACTCAACCAGAAATTATCAAAGATATATTAAAGGGTAACATTACAAATTTATCGGATGTACCACCAATTAAATTTAAATTATTAACAAAAGTATTAATTAATGGTGAGTGGATAGGATTAGCAAAGGATCCGGTTAAATTGACGGAATATTTAAAAAGTAAGAGAAGAATGGGAGAAATTGAAAGATATACAGGAATTGCATATAATTATAATACAAATGAAATTAGAATTAATTCGGATGCGGGGAGAATGGTTAGACCATTATTAAAAGTTACAAATAATAAATTACATATTAATGATGATATTATTGAAGAAATTGATATTAAAAATAAAACAGATCCACTAAAGATTCATAAATGGAATGATTTATTAATGAAATATCCAGATATTATAGAATATGTAGATCAGGATGAACAAGAAACAGCACTTATTTCAATGTTTATAAAAGATGTTGAAACAGAATTTAATAAAATGATAAAAGTTATACCAAATGCAAATCCATTTGGTGATACGGTAGATAGATATAATGATACAGTTTATAAAAGATTTTCTCATTGTGAAATACATCCATCATTAAATTTTGGAAATACTTCATGTAATGTACCATTTTGCGAGTATAATCAATCACCAAGAAATTACTATAATTTTTCACAAGCAAGACAAGCATTAGGAGTTTATAGTTCTAATTATCGTCATCGGGTTGATTTAGCATATTTGTTATATCATCCAGCTAGACCGATTGTTGCCACAAGAGGATCGAGATATAATGGTTTATTAGATTTACCGTGTGGTGAAAATTGTATAGTTGCTATTGCGATGTATACTGGTTATAATCAAGAAGATTCGATAGTATTTAATCAATCATCAATAGAAAGAGGTTTATTTAGAGCAATTTCGTATAGAAAAGAATCAGAAGAAATTACAAAAAATCCTGCAACTGGTCAAGATGAAATATTTGCAAAACCAGATCGTAATAAAGTTGCTGGAATGAAAGATGGTAATTATGATAAAATAAATGAAAAAGGTTTTGTACCAGAAGAAACATTAGTTAAAAATGGGGATGTTATTATAGGTAAAATAACACCAATTACACCAGGCGAAGGGTCTAATAAAATTTTTAAAGATGCTAGTTTAATGTATAAAGGTGGTGTAGATGGTGTTATTGATAAAGTTTACACTGGTATTAAAAATGCAGATGGTTATGAAATATACAATATGAGAATTAGACAAGAACGTATACCTAGAACGGGTGATAAATTTTGTTATACGGGGGATCATGAAGTTTTAACGACGAATGGTTGGATAAACATCAAAGATATTACATCAAGACATGAAATTGCATGTTTAAAAAATGGAAATATATTACAGTATGAAAAACCAATTGATATTCAAGAATTAGATTGGTCAGGAATGTTATATAATATAAAGAATGATCAAGTAGATTTATCGGTAACGGACAATCACAGAATGTTTGTAGCAGAATGTAATAGTAAAGAATTTAAAATTAGAATTGCAAAAGATATTTATGGAAAAATGTTAAAATACAAAAAGCATGTTGAATATTATATGCCAATACAATTAAATAATCAATTTATATTAAATAACATTATATTTGAAGTTAATATTTGGTTAGAGTTATTTAGTTTGTGGATAACAGAAGGATCATTTAATGAAACTGAAGTAATTTTTAATATGAATACATATATTATTAAGGAAAAATTAATTGGAATTTGTGGAAATATGAATTTTAAATATAGATGCACTTTAAATAAATTTTATATAGAAAACAGAGATTTATTAAATTATTTTTGTGATTACTGTAATCCAGATAATAGGGAATTCCCTAATTGGATTTGGAGTTTAAATAAAAGTCAATGTAATCTTATTATTGATAATATGTTATTAGTTGATGGTTTTACAATGATAGATGGTTACACATATTATGAAACTACATCAAATGTTTTAGCTGATCAATTTCAAAGATTATGTTTGCATGCAGGTTTTTCGAGTAACAAAGGTGAGAATAATAAAAAAATATGTAGTAAAAAAATATATAGATTAACAATTATAAATTCATCAAGAGCAATATTTGTTAATAATATTGCTTCATTAAATGATGAACATAATGATGATAATTTTGTACCATATAGTGGTAAAGTGTATTGTTGCACAGTTCCATATGATGGTATAATTTATGTTCGTAGAAATGGTATTCCAGTATGGTCTGGTAATTGTAGTCGTAGTGCTCAAAAAGGTACAATTGGTAAAACATTACGTGCGGAAGATATGCCATTTACTAAAGATGGAATTCAACCAGATATTATCATTAATCCTTGTTGTTTACCATCTCGAATGACGATTGGTCAATTAATGGAGGCAGTTATATCAAAATCTGCAGCATTAGATGGATCTACAGTAGAAGCAGTACCATTTGATAAAATTGATATGGCATCAATTCATGAAAATTTAATAAAGAATGGTTTTGAGGAGTATGGTAATGAGACATTATATTGTGGTTTTACGGGTAAAAAAATGGAATCAAAGATATTTATATGTCCAACATATTATTTAAGATTAAGGCATTTAGTTCAAGACAAGATTCATTGTTTAGATGAGAAACATGATGTATTAACATTAGAAGGTTGGAAACCTATTAAAGAAATTACGATGACAGACAAAGTAGCAACATTAGAAAATAATAAATTGGTATATACCAATCCAATAGCAGTGTTAGATTTTCCAGATTATGAAGGTAATATGTATTATATTAATAATAAAAACATAGATTTAGCAGTTACGGGAAATCACAGAATGTTTGTATCAAATACAGATAAATATGAATTTGATACAGCAGAAAATTTAATAGGTAAATGTGTTAAATATAAAAAAGATGCGGAATGGAGTAATCAAGATTATAAATATGTAAATGATTATAGTTATTATAATTTAAATTTAGATATGAATGCATGGTTAACATTTTTAGGAATATGTTATAGTAACAGTAGATTATTTGAAGATAAAATCATAATTGATGTTAGTAAAAAACAGGTGAAGAAAGAATTATATATAGCATTAGATAAATTAAATTTTATATACAGCGAAGACACAGATTTATGTAACTGTATAAATATTTTTAATAAAGAAGTTGCTAGTTATATCACAGATTTTAAAAATAATAAATTTTCAAAATGGATTTTTGAGTTAAGTAGAATGCAAACACAAATATTTATTAATGGCATATTATTATTTAAAAAATCTTATCATACAAGATCTAGTGAGATAGCAGATCAAATACAACAACTTTGTTTACATGCTGGTTGGGCATGTAACATTAATTCAGAAAAATCATATTGTTTAACAATTATTAAATCAAAAATAAATCAATATGTTAATAGTAATTATCAGGAAGATAAAATAATTCATACAAAATGTCCTGTATATTGTTTACAAGTACCATCTGAAATTTTTTATGTTAGAAGAAATGGAAAAGCAGTATGGACAGGAAATTCAAGAGCAAGAGGTCCCGTTACATTATTAACTCATCAACCTCCAGAAGGCAGAGCTAGAGATGGAGGTCTTCGTTTTGGAGAGATGGAAAGAGATGCAATATTAGCTCATGGAATACCATTATTTTTAAAAGAGAAATATTTTGATTCATCAGATGGATATTATGCACATATTTGCGTGGAGTGTGGTTTAATAGCAAGAAAAATGATAAATAAAAATGTATATATTTGTGATTCATGTAAGACATCAGATACAAATAAAATACAATTTCCATATGCATTTAAATTATTTATTCAAGAATTAATGGCGATTAATATTTTGCCAAGAATTAGAACAATTCAGAATGAATTCAATAATTCAATATAATTATTTTTGATCTAATAATAAAATTTAATTAATTATTTTAATAGTTAATTAAATTTTTATAGCGGTGTTCTATTTCCCGATTTATTTAGAGGTTGATTTTGACTTTTCCATCCAACAGTACATGGTCTAGCAAAACAACATTTACCTTTAGTAAAATCAGATGCACCAGTTCTACCCTTGCCTCGTTTTCTAACATGATCATATGTATCATTATTAGTATCATTATTTTTATCTGAATAGTTTGTTTCAGTATTATTAGAATCAAACATCATTTTAGTAAGCAGTTCAATCTCTTTTTGTTTTTGTTTTTGCTTAAGTTTAAGTTTAAGTTTTGCATCGTTATCCATTATATTTATTTATAATAATATATATTTATATCATAATGATAAATATTTTTCTGTTTATAGTATTTTTATAGTATATTTACTGGAAAATATTTTATTTTTTTCTTAAATTTAAAAATTTTCAATAAAAAAATCTCTCTCTCTCTGGCCGATTTCCAGTTCCCTTTCCAGTTCCCTCGGAATGTGCTCAGATTGATTTTATTAATATTATTTATTTATTAATCTTAATTAAAACTAGTATATTAAATAATTATAAAAAATATAAAAAACCATCTAAATCATCTTAAAATTTAACAAAAATAAAAATTATAGATTGATGTTATCTGAGCACATAAAAAATTTATATTTTTAATAAAAATATAAAAATTGTTTTAGACATAAATGATCTATAATTCAAAAATTTAATTATTTTTTTTCAAGATAGTTGTGACTATATTTTATAATATAAACATAAAAAATTTATGTGCTCAGATATAAAACATCTTAATGTTTTTTAAATAATTTAAATTTAAAGATTATATTAACTAAAAAAATAATATTTTAATAAAATAAAAAATGTGCTCAGACAATCATTTTTAAATATTTTTAAATTAACTTTATAAATTAATCTATTTAAAAATATTGTATATATTATTATTAAGATAGGGATGGTTTTATACAGATGTATTTATTGCAAAAAAGACTTTGAAAAAAAGTTTTTTTATGATAGACATTTTAATATTAAATTTAATTGTAAATCAATATTTGATAATGAAATTAAAAAATATAAAAATTTTAATATTTTGAATCTCATAATGTGTTTTTTAAGATATAGTGACAAAAGTAACATTTTTAAGGGTTTTGATGGTCAAAGGGAACTGGAAAGGGAACTGGAAAGGGAACTGGAAGATAAAAATGAAAATTTAAAAAAAAAAAGTGTGCTCAGATGTGAAAAATGTAAAAAAAATTTTAAGTCAATAAAAGGATTTAAAAAACACATATTGAGTAATTATTGCGAGATTGAAAAAAAAAGTACAAATATGTATGAAAAAATAACAAATAAAAATAGTAATATTATTGGCAATACTATTGGCAATACTACGACAAATATTACAAACAATACAATTAATAATACAACTAATAATACAACAAATAATATAACAATAAATCTAATACCTTTTGATTCAGTTAGATATGAAAACCTGCCAAATATTATTAGAAAGAACTTATTAGAGACACCTGGATTATCAATACAAAAATTATTATTATATGAACATTTTAATAAGAACAAACCAAATCAATTAAATATATTATATTGCAATAGACGAGATTCAAAAATGTTAATATATGATGAGTCAGAATTATCTAATAATGGATGGAGTACTAGAAACAAA